AGCTGAATTTATTCATGAAAAAAAATACGATTATTCATTAGTTGAATACGTTAACGCTAAAACTAAAATTAAAATAATATGTCCAGAACATGGTGTTTTTGAACAACTATCTTATGCTCATTTATATGGGCAAGGTTGTCCAAAATGTATTGGTTTAAATAAAACAACAGATACTTTTGTTAAAGACGCTAAAATGGAACATGGTGATAAATACGATTATTCGAAAACAGTTTATAAAGATTCAAAAAGTAAAATAGAAATCGTTTGTGAGAAACATGGTGTTTTTACACAAACACCTAATATGCATCTAAGAGGTAATGGTTGCCCTATTTGTAAAGAATCAAAAGGGGAGAAGAAAATTAGAGAATATTTAATTAAAAATGGTGTTAAATTCAAGCAACAACACACATTTCCAAATTGTAAGAATATACAAGTTTTACAATTTGATTTTTATTTGCCAGACTATAACACATGTATTGAATTTGATGGTATACAGCATTATAAACCAGTAAATAGATTTGGTGGTGAAAAATCGTTTTTATTAACTAAACAAAATGACTCAATTAAAAACAAATTTTGTTTAGTTAATAAAATAAATCTTAAACGAATACCTTATTTTGAAGATGTGTTTGAGTCGCTTAATAATTTGATAGTTAAGTAGTAAGCTTCTTGAATCGATTTAAATGAAACATTTGGGACTAGTAATTGTTTACCCACTTTTACAATTGGAACTTCTTCCGCTTTTGATATTTCCATAATCTTGTTGAACTCTTCTTCGTTCTCTGGAAGGTTAACGTCAACGTCTTTGAACTCGATACCTTCGGCTGTTAATATGTCCTTTAATTCAGTACAGTAAGGACAGTCTTTAAATCCATAAATTGTTACCATATTTTATTCTATTAATTGTTCTGATAGTAAATCAGTTATTTCATCATCTGTTAATTTTTTCTCACCCATAATGGTTGAGATAATATCTTTTTTATTTCTAAGCATTTCCCACATTCTTGTTGATATTGTATCTTCAAATAATTGATAATATACGTTTACATCGTTCTTTTGCCCAATTCTGAACGACCTATCTTCTGATTGTTCGTTATTACAATGATAAATATTTTTAAAAAGAAAGTAAATATATTAATTTTTAAAAATATTAATATATTTATTAATGTGGGTACAATGTTACCACAAATAATAATTTAATTAAATTAATTAAAATGAAAGAAACGGAAATAAAAATTAGAATAAATTCTGAACTTAAACATAAGTTTAAAAATAAATGCAAAATTGAGTCTTTATCAATGAGTGATAAAATAGTTAATTTTATAAATGATGATATTAATTGTATCGAAGATGGTGTTTATTTAGCACAAGAAAAATCAATTAGAATATTATTAACTAAAATGGTTTTAAATAAAATTTTAACCAATGGATTATTCGAATTTACTGACACACTTAAAAAAGTTTTAGAAGATGCATTAAAAGAGAATTTAGGTTTTGAAACCATTGTGTCAGATATATTATTTAATAAAGAAAATAATATGACTTATGGTTATGTTCAATTTTACTTAGAAGATTCAACACCATATAACATTGATTTTAAAGTTATTCCAAATGCAAAGTAAAATATGTACTAAATGTAATATTGAGAAATCAATTACTGAATTTCACGTTAATAAATTAGGTAAAGATGGTTATTATTGTCAATGTAAAGAATGTAAAAATAATTATAAAAAAGAATACAATCAAAAAAACCAAGATAAAAGACGAGAATATAGATTAAAAAATAAACATGTTGGTTTGTGGAGAAGCGTTCTTAAAATGTCACTATGGCGATTAAACACTAAAAAAGAAGGTTACACAATAGACCTTCTTGGGTACTCTGCCTTAGAATTTAAAAAACATATTGAGCTGTTATTCACAGAAGGTATGTCATGGGATAATCATGGTGAGTGGCATGTTGACCACATTAAACCAGTAAGTAGTTTTGACACAACTGAGCACCCTAGTGTTGTCAACGCATTGGAAAATTTAAGACCTATGTGGAGTACTACTAGGGTGATTAATGATGTTTATTATGAAGGTAATCTAAATAGAAATAAAATTAAACGTAAAAAGTTATAATTCACCATCTAACATTTTTTGAATTAATAAATCAGTTTCATCTTCTTTTGATGTATTATCAACACCTAATATTGTGTTAATTACTTGTTTTTTTTGTTTTAAAGTTTCCCACATCCTAACTGAAATCGTGTCTTCAAATAATTGATAATAAACGTTTACATCGTTCTTTTGCCCAATTCTGAACGACCTATCTTCAGCTTGTTCATTATTACCAGTTACCCAATCAAATGAATTAAATATTACAACAGTAGCTTGTGTAAGTGTAATTCCAACACCAGCACTCTTTATATTACCAATAAATACTTTTATTTTATCGTTATTCTGGAACTGGTCAACTGAATGTTGTTTTTTAGCATTTGATAACGAACCATTATGTCTTACAGCCAATTTACCAAAATGATTCGCAATTATATCTTGTTCTTCTGAAAATGAAGTAAAAATAATTACCTTTCTACCCATTTCTAAAGCATTTTCAACCATTTCAATAGTGTATGGGATTGCTTGAATTGCAATAAATTGTCTCAATAAAATTAATTCAACCAAATCTTTTTGTGACTCATTAGTCCTTTTACCTAATTTCTTTTTCATTTCAACATATTCATCCCATAATTGATGGTACATCTTCCACCCCTTAGAATCTAATTGATGGTACATAGGGGTTACTATTTTATCTGGCATGTCGATAGCTTCCGTTTTTAAACGCCTTAATAATAAATTTTTTGTTTTATTTGATAATTCTTCTAAATTTGACGCACCATCAGTTATCCATACTTGCTTTCTTTGACCATTTTTAAGCGTTCTAAAGAACTGTTTACCATCACAGTATCTAACAGCGTAGTGTTTCCAATTATTAGCTATAGGTGACTTAATTAACTTTAAAAGATTAAAGAAATCCATAGGTCTATTTGCTACTGGTGTACCAGTAAGTAACCACACTTTTGGTATATTGTGTTTAACACAAACATCAACCATTATTTTACCTCTAATACTCTCATTGTTTTTTAAATTATGTGCCTCATCCACAATACATAAATCAAATTTAGCGTTGACTAAATCTCTAATTTGATTTGGTTCTTCTTCACCTTCTTTTAATTTTCTAGTAGGTGGTAGTGTATGAAAATTCTTTAAAATATCAAAATTTATAATAGTAAATTTACTTACATCCCATTTCTTTCCATCGATAATTGTTGTTTCATCACAAAAAACTTTTATTTCACGTTCCCAGTTAATCTTTGTTGATGAAGTTGTAACAATAAGAATTCTTTCAGCACCACTCTCAATAGCACCAATAATTGATTGAGTTGTATTATGCGTTACAATCGCATTCTCAACAACATATAATTTATCTGGTGCATCTACAGCAATACAAACCGATTCACCTTTACCACAAGGTTCGATATTTTTAATATATCTACCAATTTTATATTTTGTAGGAGGATTATAATCGTTAGCCTTTCTTTTTAATCTGAATGGATTGAATTGTTCTGGCATTTTAATATTTAATCTATAGGCACGTTTACATATAACTTTTGTTCCATCTTCTTTTTTATATGAACCAATTTTACTTTTCTTTCTGACAATACCACCCAAAGAATGTACAATATCCGCAACATCATCAGCTAATCTTTCAGATACGGTACAATACTCAGTACCATTGAATTCACCGTTTTTTGATTTCATACAATGACCATCAGTATCCATAAGACCTTGTAATATCGCAAGTCTATTTTCGATACTAGAATATTTATAAATTTCTGGAATGAATTTAGTATCTGAATGTGTATCAGATAAACCTAAATTATTTATATGGTTTAGTATTTTGAAATAAGCTATCCTGATATTTCCAGTAGGCTTTCGTTCAATAAAATCATAGGTTTCAAATATCTCATTAAAATCTTCTTTATGTATACCTATTTTAATATTGTTTTTACTATCAAAATGACCATCACCCAACGCAACACCTAATAAGTAAGGTTCAATCGGTAAAACATCGTTATTTTCAAATTCAATTGGTTTAACAATTGGAATTTGCCATTTAGAATCACCATTTTTTTGTTTATAATATGTTTTAAACTTATATGGTCGTTTTTCATTCCAACCAGTACCAATTTGTTCTAATATTAGGTTTTCATCTAACATTTGTTCAGTACTAAGTGTTATATATCTATTTTCTCTATTTTTAGAATTTTCACCAGAATTACATGAAGATACTGTCCATAAATGTTCCTTACAACATAAAATACTATACCCATCATTAAATGTTACTTTATATAAGTCTTTTTCACCTTGCGGATAAACACCTATAATATTACACGGTTTACCATTAGAACCAATTATTCTATCACCAACTTTTAAATCACCAAATCTCTTAGTTCCAGTAGGTGTTATAGCTAAAGTGCTGATAATCAAGGATTTCCCAAGTCCCATGTCGTCAGCTAAGATACACCCATTTCTAGATAATAAAAACTTGATACCATCTTCTTGGTGTTTGTAGAGTGTTTTACCGTATTTACTAAGTATTTCATTATATTTTGTAAAATCGACATCTACATCTATTTTTTCAAAATAAGGGTCGTCATTAACTTGTGTTTTAGGAATCCAATACATTTTGGATTCTTTTTGATTTTGTTTAAGTTTGCCATAAACGTGGTAACTCTTATCTGTTTCAGCCAAAATAAATTCAATTAGTATTTTTTCTGGTGTGAATGGTAGATTATCAATTTTTTTTAGTTCTTCACCTAAATAAGGTGTTATACTAATTACTCTATTTATATATTGTGGTTCTCTTTCGTGATTATCTATAATATATTTTGATTGGTTTTCAGTAAGAGCTAATTTTTTATTTTTTAAATATTCACCCTTTAATTTTCTAAGATATGGGTTTATACCTTCATATTTTTCTAGAAAGGATAAAGCTGAGCGGCCTCGTATGTCATCAAGTGAAATCAATTTATTTATTTATTTTTTATAACTTAATTATTTTATCAAATATATTAAAAAAATTAATAAAAATCAATAGTTATTGTGTTAATAATAAAAATGTAAATATTTATATTAAAAAGAACCATCAAATAAATATAATATTAATTTAGAAGATATTAAAGAATATTTAAAAAATGGTTTATCACAAGTTGATATTGCTGATATTTATGGTTGTAGTTATCAATATATTAATAAAACAATAAAAAATAAAATAAATAAATAAATATGGATAGTAAAAATAATAAGATTAATCCTATAACACGTATAAATCGCTTTTTCTCTGAAGAAGATTTTAATCTAGAAATAAGTATGGGCCGTGAAGCTATTGAGGGTCAAAATTTTACGGTTATTTTATACCGTGTTGATAGGGAAAATTCTTCATCGGATAATTTGTATGGTGAGGCACCAAAAGATGGTATACGTTATTTTTCACCAGTTGAATTAAAAGTAGTACCTATTTTAGAAGAGGCTGAAAACAAAACATATAATGGAAATGGTTCTTTAAGATATTTACAGGATGGTAATTTTACATTTGGTATTTATGATTCACAATTAAGTGAGTTAGATGTTCAAATTAGTTATGGTGACTACGTAGGTTATCCAGTTACTGAAACGGAAATTAGGTATTTTAGTGTTGTTAATGATGGAGTTAAGAATTATGATAATAAACACACAATAATGGGGTATAAAGGTGCATTTAGAACAATAAAATGTGCAGCTATTGATGCTAATGAATTTAGGGGTGTATAAAAATTAAAAAATTATAAATTATGGCAATACCTAAAGGGTATATAACCAATATTAATATAAATCAACAGAAAGTTGGTTTTGAGAGAAGACAAGAAATATTAGATGACATTTCTGATAGAGGTACATTTTTACCAAAAGGTGTATTGGAGGAGGATATGGACCAAAATTTTTTAGAATTTTTAAAATCTGACGAAAGAATGTCTTTATCTGTTGATGGGGAGAAAGTCCCTATTATATTTTTAACAATACAAAGATGGACAGAATTTAGTAAGACTTGGCAATTTTCAGATAAATTTAAGAATATAGAATTACCTTTTATTACTGTTGTTAGAAAACCAGATATTCAACAAGGTCAGAACCAAGCTGGGTTATGGAAT